ACTTCTTAGATCTGTTGTAGCTCTTAGAGGTCACAGCGAGGTTAGAGAGCCTGTTGTCACGGGGATTACCGTTTTTGTGATCCACGTCTTTACCTTTGACTGCGTAACCAGCTTTAACAGCTTTACGTCGAGCTTTATTACGGCTTGATCGATTAGCTCGTTGTTCTGGCTTGGAGTGGTAATTGTCGTATTCCTTACGGTAGTTACGGGCCATCTGTGGACCAATCAAGAGCTTTACCAATAGTAGGAAACTCTTTAACAAAGATTTCTTTAGCCATTTGAGCTATTTGCATATGTTCCAATTGAGTCCCATTTTGAGACCGTAGATCAACGTAATGAATCCAGGAACGAACGTTACCAGCCATATACATCCTGGTTGGTGTAGCTAGGGGTAGGACTTCTCTGGCACATTCTTTAGCCACACCACTGCTTACCATCTCTCGGTAGATATCTTGAGCTTCTTCAAAGTGTTGAGCTATACGGCGGTAAAAGATCTGAGTCTTTGCTGTATCTAGATCATCAATACTGTTCTGCCTATTGGTTTGATCTTGCCTACGGAGATGTGGCAATTGAATTGATGTCGTTAATTCTTTGACATCTGCATACCTTTGACTGAACTCTTGAAAACTAAATGATCTATGTCGAAGGATCTGTGCTGCTACTGCTCTTGTTGTGTTGATCTCCAACACCATATGGACCATTTCAAAAGGAGACCAATGCTTATGAGTAATGAGATATTTAAGCAATCTGTCGTTGTTAGTACCTAGTTCTTGGTTAGATGGGTTACTGACACGAGCCATGTAAACAACAAGTGACTCTGCATCTGGTGTCACAGTAACCAGCTTGACACTAGGCATTGCTAGAAGGCTTTTAAAAGGCCTATAGACAGTACCATATGGGCCTCTTTAAAAGGCTCTTTAAATGGCAGCTATAGAAACCTTTAATAAAGAGTTTTAAAGAGGTACTTAAATAACAGCAAAAGAAACCTCTTTAAAATTTCTTTAATAAAGGCTCTTTAAAAGCCTCTTTAATATGCACTCTAAGCACCCCTGTCAAGAGGGTCTACGAGCGTAACCACCCTGAGGGGTAGCGAGTAGCGGAGCGATGAGCGAGGGCCATCAGAATACACAGGGGCGGGGGTGGCGAGAGGTAACTACCAGGGCTACCAACCGTAAACCGCTCTGAGAGGCCCCTAGAAGCCCCAGGAAGGCCCCTCTAAGCTGTTTTAGGTGTCAGGGTAGCCAAACAGCCTTTTAGGGTCTTCTAGGGCCTTCTACGAGTCCAACCAGTTAGCAGAGCCTGAAGAGGCATAAAGAGCTTTCTGAAGGTCCTCAAGGGATGTGGCGTAACCAATGGCATCGATCTTGACACCACCATCCCCTTGGATAAACTTTCGTTCTAGTTCCCACTGTTCAGCTTCACGAGCAGCGATAGCTTTCTGTTCTGTGACAGCCATCGACTCCGTAAAGTATTGGACAGCCATTGCCAACGCATCGAGTCTATCGTCGTGCCTGATACTGTTTTTCTCTTTGGTAATCCTCGTGAGTTGAAAGAACAATTGGTATTGACTGCGGACTTCGCTTGGATAGCTTTCCGTGGAGGCGAGGTCTTCAAGGATTACGTCAGTGTCAACCATGAGCCGGTGTTGGTTAAGGACAGGCTCAAGGGTTTCGATGATGCGGAGTTCCTTTTGCTTTGTGTGTCGAACCTCTTCAACGCTGCAGGGATAAATCGTGCCGAGGTATCTCTTGAGCAACTCAGAGAACATCCCGAGGCCGAGGTTGCTTTCAACAAGTATTTGCTTGACCTTGAACTCTTTAGCGATAAGAGCCAGCTTTTTAAGGTTCGGTTCGCTGTAACCTCCCCTAAGGCCACCGCTAGCGAGAAGGAAAAGGTTACCGTTCAGGTAGCTAACTACAGCGTATCCAAGCTCGTCGCTGCCGCGTCCAGAAGGGTCAACGGCCATGACAACCCCGGTGTATTCAAGAAATTCATCCCCTATCTGAGCCGGTTTGTAGAAAAGGTCACCATGAAGCCCAACCGATGGAAGGTCTAGGGCTTTATCGCCGTTAGCCATCCACACAACCTTATTAGGACCGTTTTCACGGTTAAGGCGGAACACACAGAGGTCTCTGAGCTTGAGAGGAAACTTCTCCTCATCACTCAGACTGATGTCTAGGAGGAACTGAAGATTAAACGTTGAACGTCCAATGGACATTTGACGGGCTTCTAGTTCAGCCCAATCAAAACGTCGAGGGTCTACAGGGTGTCCAGCAAGTCCTGGGTCTTCATCTAGATCAGCTTGGATCTTTGGTGCTAAACGGTTGCCGTAGTAGTTCTTGAGTTTCTTACCCGTGGGGTACAGAGCAGGCCAAATCCTGACGGAGTAACCAGAGACCTCAAGCTTTGCGTAAACACTGTCTTGGGTGTGAGGTGTACCGAGGAACACGATCTCACCACCAGGCTTAATCACGGAATCAAACTCTTTAATCGATTCCCGGAGCTTGTCTCGGATTAGTTGGGTTTCACAGGACTGTGGTGTTTCAACGTCGTCAGCAACGATGAGATCAGCACGGGAGCCAGTAATTTGCCCAAAGATGCCGCTGGAACGGACAGAAGGAGACTGGTCTGGTTTTGCGCCGTAAACGTCAAAAGCAACCTTTGAAAACCGTTGGGTGTCGCTAGGAAACAGGTCCTTGACCATGAACCAGTTTCGGAGCAAGTCATGGCAAAACACGGAGAACGCATCTGCACGGTCTTGAGCTGCAGAGATCACCAGCACCTTACAGTTGGGATCCCTACGCAGCCTCCACAGCACATAACCAGCTGTCAGAAACGATTTACCGCAACCCCGATACGCCATGATGATGCGCCGGTTAGGGCCGTTCTGTAGGTAGTCAGCAACTTGATACTGAACAGGAGTAGGACTAGGAAGCCTTAGGTAGTCCCAAAGGTAGGTAGCAAAAACAGGAAACGACTCTGCAGCTTCCTTAATAATCTGTTCAGTCTGTTTGCTTGTTCTTGACATTGACTGCCCACTTGAACATTTGGCTCAAGTTATTCTGCAGGATCACGGTCATTTTTAAGAACTCAAACAGCATCTTCTCCAGGTCTTCCCGAGAGCAGTTAGGGATATCTCGACGGACCTGTTCAAGCCGTAACTGCTGTTCTATGGATAGCTCGAAACAGGGCATAGGAGGTAGTTCATCCATTGGTCAATAACTTGCTCACGCACCTCACAATACTCAGGACGCTGTTTAAACCAAGTTTTCCAGTTAGAACTACCCTTTTCGTGGTTGCACTTCCGACACGCAGGAACGATGTTGGTAGCTAGATCTTCTCCACCTTTGGTTTTGGGATGGATATGATCAAGAGTTAACTGATCATCTTTGACACCGCAGTAAGCACACTGACACCCAAAGGCTTCTTTAATTGACTGTCTCCATTGTTTTACTGCTTCTCGACGCTGGAGGGCTTGAAGATTTGCCATAGCAGCCTCTGGTGTCAAATAGACAAAGCCCCCGGATGGCGAACGAATCACCATACCGAGGGCTCTGCTTGGTACATATAGGAAGGGTTAATTCCTAAGCACCAATATAAGACCGGACCTTCTTGATATCGACTTCTGGCAGAGCAGAAATCATCTCGGAGATAGCCGACATATCACCACCATTAAGAGCGGTAATACCTTGGTCTTTTAGGAACTTAATAGCGTTTGCCAAATCAGAAGCTTTTACATCTTCACGATTGAGTTGATCAATCAGTTTGGTAGCAACCAAACGGTGAAGGCTATAAAGATCGTCTTCCGAGGCAAGGCCATCAGTCTTATTTAGAGACTTTTTTGGAGCGGCTGCCATAAATCACACGGAATAGTTTCAACCCCAATTGTACGAGGCTGTTTTCTTTAAGTTTGGATACAGCAATCAGTTCAGAAGCTGCAAAAGCACTAAGCCAAAAAGCAGCTTGCACCGAAGGATCAGAAAAGTCCATAAAGATACCTAGCTAGGTTTCTTGATCAAAATAGCCCAACCAGAGTTAGGTCCCTCAACGAGCCACCTTTTATCCCAATTCTTTTGGCTGTAAGCAACGCCTTCACCTTTGGAATGGTTTACATAGCCACCACGAACCATATCAGCCTCTCCATTGGGGTCATGGTGAATCCAAGCACCTTCTGTAAAACCAATCACCACGCTGTAATGCCCAGAGCCGCTAGGAACCCCTACAGGGCCCTTGTGGAGCCAACCTGTTACTACAGGCCGACCAGCCTCTAACTCGCGCCTCAGGAGCTCTGGGGAGCCGTTCTGAATGAATTTAGCGTCTAGTCCAAGGTGTCTAAGGGTTTTAAGCTGAGCATCAGCAGAAGTTGAATCACCATATCGAGCACGAATCTTGTTGTACTCGTTATCTGTTTTTACTTTGCCGTAATAGTCAGCAACCATTGCACAACTAGAACTAAAACACTCTCGATAACCATTAGGGCCGTTATCCAATTGGTACTCATAAGGCACCTTTAGCAACATACCTGTTTGCTGTATTTGAGGTTTATTTGTTTGACGATTAACAATGGAAATTAGTTTGTTTGCATACCGAGGATCAGTAGCGTACCCCTGTGCTTGTAGCTGTTGAGCGGCTTCTGACGCTGTTTTAGCGTTATTTACTCCTTTGTATTGTTTGTAATCTTTGTACCACCGAGTAACGAGGTATTCAACGCATTCTTTAATAGAAGAGAAATTAAGAAAGCCGTCACGAACAGAAACAGGTACCCCATTGACATACTCCGTTGTTTCTACGGACTTACCAGATCCTTTAAGTCCAAAGTAATTATGAACCCCAGATGTATGTTGTCCCCAATTGCTTTCCAAAGCCCACTGAGCAGCAACTAGCTCTGGAAACTTTGCTCCAGCATCACGAGCAAGCTGCTCTACACCGTCCCACGAGCCGTTACTTGGGATTGTGTTCTTAGGACCAGATCTCCACAAATCAGAAAACTTTGCCAAGGTCCCTGGAGGAATCTGATCCTGCAGGAAATCCAAAGCAAAGTTTTGATGTTCTTGGTTGTTGTAATACTTAGCTACGTCACGAAGAGAGATGTCGGCCATTGAGCAAGATCCGGTCGAGTTTTTCGTCGATGTGTTGGATCTGTTTATCGATCCGGTCCATCATCGGCATTAGCT